TAATTGCGTCACAAACAGCGGCCTTGCGGAATGCAAGCTGCACCTGTTTGGAGTAAATTACAGGACTAAAATTACCATTCGGTAAGTTGTTATAGCCCGGAGCTCTTGGAAAAGCCATAATCCATCTCCTATGTTTTGGATTTTACAGATGCAAACAGTACAATTCTTTGCAGAGGCTGTATAACGTAGGGTGTACTATGTACAAAGGTGGCCGCCGATGTACTAAGTAGGCCATGTTACTCAGGTAATCTTTAAGATGTTTGTAGTTTGCTATTTTGCAGCGTCGGCAAGGAGCTACCTTGCCTATTCTACACATGACAAAAGCACCCGCTTTTGCCAATTCATTATTTATCTAGCTGCACCAGATAAATCATAAATAAAGTTTCCACTACGAATAGCGTCAGCAATTGCGTCAGCGTGCTTTTCGTATTCGTGTGCAGTCATTTTTTCTACTTCAGATTCTTTAATGGCTGAAGCTTTTTCTTCTGACTGTGGTTTTGTTATCGAATTTTTACTAGAAACAGAGCGAGCTGCATCTTTGTTATTTGTTTTTTTAGCCTTTTTAGTTACTATATCACTGTCAATTTTATACAGGTCAATAGCACGTGCGGCTGATTTTGCGTCATTTTCGTTTTCGTACAAAGCCTGTTGTACCCACGCAGGTTGCTCTTGTACCCACGAATGAAAATCTTCGCTGTTTCTAATCTCATCAAAATCAGGGTGCAACTGAAGTAGCTCTACTTCAGCCCGTTGGCGATTTGATTCTATCTCGCGTTCAGCGATATGCTGTAACCGCTTTTCAATAGAAGAATCCAACTCTTGGGCTTTTTTAGTAGCAATTGTTTCTACAATTTTAGCAACATCTGGATATTGCTTTGACCACTCAGAAATTTCTTCATCTGATTTAGGTAGCTTTATACCCTCTTTTGTGGCTGAAGATAACTGCTCTTCAAGTTGGCGTATTTGATTGCGCATATCTTGTTCTTTTTGCTGGGCATGGCGGCGCAAGTCACCATATCGTTTCTTAAATGTTTTTTCTTCAGGTTGCATAGCTTCAGTTTCTTCAGCATCCTGTTGTTCTTCAATTACAGCATTACGTTCGTTTTGCAATGCTTCTAGTTCTGAAATTTCTTTTGAGTTATCCCTAGTATATCGTGTAGGGGCAGCTACTGCTGTAGCCTTTTCTTGTACAGCCATACGAGCCATAGTCTTCTCCTTGTCGGGGCCACCAGTAGCCAAATGGGGTGATGGGTAGCCAGTCTACAGCCTAATTATAGGCTGTGAAAATAATTATATCAGTTATTTTAAGAAAAGTCCAGTGATAAAGAAACTAAATGTACGCCAGTAATAATTTATACCAAGTTTCCATCCTTTCTTTACGCCTCTACCATAGGCAACAAAGTCTTTAAACTCTTGATATACTGATGGCGCAGTTCCTGCATTTACATGTTTTAGGCCAGCTGCTTTGTACCCCTTACGGAATGCTTCGCCATACCACTTACCATGGTAAGTCTTTTGACACCATAGTTCAGCCTTAGCTTTCTCCATTACAGTAAATCCACCAGTCATAACACCATGTGTTGCGATAACACATCCACCGCCGGTGCTACCGCCGCCAGAATTGTCTTTTTGCGGGTCATTTGTTACTACGCTACCATCCGTGCTAGTTACAGCATTACCACTACTGTCGGTTACTGCGCTTGCAGTTGAACTCCCAGTTTGGTCTTGGGCAGCTTGGTCCGCCGCCGCTTTGTTGTCTGAGTAACTACCTGTTCCAGGAGAATAACCACCAGACGCGCCTGAATCAAATCCTACAACATCATCATCAGGTGGAGAATAGCCAGAAATCTCAACGTCATCAACCATGCCGTAATCTGGTGCACCTGAATCAAACCCTACAACATCATCATCGGGTGGGGAATATCCAGAAATATCAAAATCACCAGCTTCAGTGCCGTAATTTCCAGTTTGACTAATGCCCTGTGTTGCTGTAGGTGAAGTGCTCATACCAACCTGTCCACTAGGAGCAGAGGTAAGTCCAGCCGCCTGCATCTGCCTATCAATAATTTCGCTAGCAGTGCTACGCTGTGCAGGTGTCATAGCTGCCGTATTCATAGTACTCATTTGTGGCATTGGTTGAGAACTGACAGCACCAGTTACAGGGTCAATAGCAGTCATTACTGTTCCAGCCATATTCGCTATGCCGGGTACACTTTGTCTTCCTGCCAATGCTGATGGTGCTATTGACACCATCCCAGTTACTGGGTCTGTTATAGAGGTTGGGGTAGATAAATTATTGTTTTGTATAGCGGCCATGCTATTCATACCTGAAGGATAAGAACCCAATTCATCGGGAATCCCGAAGCCCATCGGCCCATAGGGCGCCATATTTCCACCCTGTACTGACGGGGCAGCTGGGGTAGCTGAAGCACTAGGATTGGAGCTTAAGTCCAATGCAATCATTTCAGCCAAAGATTGACTATTATAAGGAATACCCATATCTTTAGCTATAGCTTGAGCGGCAGCTTGTTGTTCAGCTTTAGTTGGGCCAAAACCTTTTGTTCCAAATACTTGTGAACTAAGGTCTTTAAGGGCACGACCGAAAGTCATATTAGGAGAATTACGAGCTACATTTACATCATAGTCAACAGCTTGTTGTGCTGCCATAACAGAATCAATAAACCCAACATGCGCAGGATTTGTCCTATCTTTTGTCATTGCATCATAAGTTTCGCGAGATATAACAGCCGTTTGTGGGTTGCCATACGCATCAACTTTGTCAGGGTGTGTTAGCCGAACTTGGTCATAGTCAGTAGTTAACATTCCCATAAGACCCGGCATGCTAGATGGGTTACTTGTTTCATACCCAAAGCCGTATGTGGTGTGCCCAGACAAAATCCCATTGTTTGATGTTCCACCAAACACTGCTGAAGCACCCGATTCTCTTCCTTCATCTGCACCATCCCCAGGCTCATGCGGAGGTGTATCATTTGTAGTATCATCAGTGGTATCATCAGTAGTATCATCAGTAGTATCATCAGTGGTATCATCAGTGGTATCTTGAGAATCTTTATACGTACCTACGTTAGGAGCATACACACTACTGGCGTCAGTTACGGGTTGGTAAGGAAGATTAAGGGGTTGAGGTATAGCTGGAATATATGGAGGCCGACCTGTAATACCTGGGCCTCCTATTGGATTTAAAAAAGCGCCAGGAGGACGTGAATTCGGAAAAACGTATTGCAAAGATGCGGCTTGCGGAATCATAGCATTTTGTTGCGGAACTGCAGGATTCTGCATGTACGTACCAGGTGGTTGTGTATACGTACCAAGCGGTTGTACAAATGTACCTCGGTTAGCTTTTATAATGCCGCCGTTATCATCAACTTTATCAGCTTCCTCGGCACCGCCGCTGACGTACTCAATTTGTCCGTTGGTTTCCATATCTTGCAGACCCATAAGAGCATCACGGCGCATACCTTCGTATGTACCGAGTCCATGGTATCTGACAACGTTAGCAGGAACTACAAGTTCGCCCTCACTGAGAAGCACAAGCTGGTCGTCAGCTACTTCTTCCTTAGTGGCGCCTGGTGGAGGATTACCTTCAGCGGCCTCTTCATAGTCGGCAGAAGGAGAGCCTAGGCCAATCATTACTGCCATTCCGCCATCATCTGTCATCCCACCTTTTGCCATCATAGGTACTTCTTCCATGGGAGTAGCTAGACCTGTCGGGGGTACAGGAGGCGCCATCTGAGGAACTTCTTCTGGTATTGGTGCTGGCGTAGGTGCGGAACGCTTTTGCATTTTTTGAGCCACTTCTTTAATGGCTTCATCTCGTGGGTCGGATGAACCGGCTGGGGCTGCCGCTCCTGCAGGAACTCCTAAACCCTGTGGTTGTGCCGCAGGGTTAGCTGCTTTTGGTCCACCACCTTGAGGTGCAGATGTTGCTTCCTCCATCGGCAGTGGCATTTTGCCTTTTTGTGCCATCATTATTCCCCCTTCGGCTTTTTCTGGTACTGGCGTTGCCCCGTAACTTAACATAGGGGACATGTCATCAATTTTTTCCGGTGATTCACCGGCGTACATGGATTTACTTATATCAATTGCTTTTTGTATAAATTCTTCACGATTTGGGTACGCTTTACGTAGTGCTCTACCAAACGCATTATTGTTTAAATCAATATCAGATTCACGAGAACGATTAGCTTCTGACCCTTCTCTTGCATCTATTAAACTAGAAGAGATGTTAGAGCCTAGTCCTGTACCCAGAAAGTTTTTAACTCCTAGTACGCTGTCTTCTTCGCCCACTGCGGCCAAGCCACCCAAAAGGATGTGCCGTAGAGTATCTTCAGTTCTATCATCATCTGTAAAATTAAATTTATTTGCTGTGCCACGAGATATAGATAACGAATCATTTACAGCATCTGCGGTACCAGTTAAATACATAGGCACCATCTCTAACGAAGATATGCCAGCATCTTGATAATCTTTTATTTCGCCTTTGCCTCTACGAACTGCATCTTGCCGTGTAAGCCTGTCACCTACTTTTATGCCCATTTTATGCTGCCGCCTTAGATATAACTTCATCACGCAAGGTACGAAGCCTACGTAGTTCTTTAATGGCGCCCTGTGCTTGGTACATGGCTTTCATGTCCTCGCCCTGCTCCATATTACGATGCATATCAGTGATACGAGACTCCATGTACATCTCTAATGCATCAAGATTGCGCTTAACATTAACGAGGGGTAAAAGTTTCTTAGCTATTTCTGGGGTCATTTTAATCCGCCCATAATACTGGCCAGTTGTGCGCCCATTGCTTGCCCGCCTTCCGGCTGGGGTTCTTGTTCTGGTGCGGCACTAAAGCCCTGTTCGCCAGGAACTGCGGCTCCGCCTACACCGATGTTACCGCCGCCTCCGCCAGACATGTCCATTGGGTTCATACCTTGGGCTTGTTCTTCTGGTCCTGCCATACCGCCAGCGGCTCTAATGATTTCCGCTTGACGGAATGCTTCGCGTTCATCATTAATAATCTTTTCAGCATCCAAATCCATAGCCTGTGCTAGCTCCCGCAATACAACAGGGAACTTTACAAACGATGCTAGGTTAGGATTGCCAGCAATCTGAAGAAGCTGTAGAAGACGCTGACTGCGAACTTCATTCTTCATAAGGCTTTCTGTGCCACGGGCTTTAACTTCTAAATCGCCACGAACAGAGGGGTCAAAATTAAATTGCATGTTAAATGCATAGAATGCTTCACCTAATGGCTGTAGCAAATAATCATCAATGTTTTTAACAACGCCTTTAATACTAATTTGGGCGGCACCCATAAGCATGGAGATACCTGCCGCAGTTCGTCCAGTTCCTTGAACACCGGTTTGTCCATGCGAGTATGATGGGATGCCTGTAGCATCATCAGCTAATTGTCTAGCTTTATCGAACATCATCATGTTTTCACTGGATACATTGGGATACTTGGTTCCAAACAACGACTGACCCGGTGCCCCACCTTGACGACGGAATACCTTACCCGGATACAGTTCTAGGTCTTGACCCGGAACAAGGTTGGTTTCGTCAATCTCAAAAATTAAGTTGCCTGACAGAACAGCGTTATCAACAGCCATACGCATAAAGCCATTCATCAGTGCTTGCGTATCCGTCATATTTTCAGCTAGGCCAACACCGAAGAATGAATAAGGATTTAGCTCATATGGTGCGGCAAAGTATGGGATGCGCTTAGGGGTGAATGGATTAATGACCAATCGCAGAACTTGGTTGTGGCAAACCCAACAGTTTACTTGTAGCGTGTCTAGGTCATCAAGTTCACTTGGTATTTCAAGTCCAGCTTCCTCAGCCCTATCTTTATCAATGTTACCCCAATACTCAAGGATTTCAAAACGGTCAACATCATAACTATTGCGATAATCTTCAAGGTCTGCCTCCCACCATTTACGTACATAATTAGTTCCCATGCTAGCTGCAGAATCAATAGCATCATGTCGGAAGTATGGGCGCTTCTTTAGATTCCGTAATTCAGAAAAACTTAGGCGATGCCGTTGGATAACAAACTCACACTCGTCCATGTTTTTTGCATCTGAATCTGGATACAAATTCCACAAAGAAACATTTTCTACTTTTGGAACTGTTTTAATAATTGGTGAATAGTTACCTTCTTCATCCCAATTGGGGTATTCTTTATCATATGCAAATGGCCCTTTTAGAACACCTGTTCCAAACAAGGCCATCTCAAATGCGGTATGCCGCAGATGCTTAGAAGCACTTGACTCTTCTAGCTGGTCAAGCATTTTCTTTTCCATGCGTTTCGCTGCAGTTTCTGCAGGGTTGTATGTTTGTGATGTTGCGGTCTTACCCTGTCCTACACGTAGCTTATCGCCTAATTCACCCAGTTCTTCAGAGAACACGCCCAGTTGCAAATCGTCAAGCATTTGGCTTGTAGCACCCGGCGGAAGTTCTGCACCATCACCAGGAAAACCATACTTGCTTTGCAATTCATCCATAGCATTAGTATCGTCTTTAGGGTCAAAGTGTACAGCTTCCTCAACACCTTCTGGAATCAGGGTAGACTCAACCCCCAAAGGAAACCGCTGTCCGGCAAAAAGTACATCAATGATTTGACCATACGCCGCCAGAACTTTAGTTTTGGTAATTTTAATAAATACTTTAGATTTTTCAGTAGACGTAAATTGTGTTTCCGTACCGTACAATCCGCGATACTGGCGATAGGCATTTAGCCACCGCTCTTCTTCTTCAAGGCGGCTAGATTCTACACTTTCAAATTTACTTGAAATGTAACCCGCAAGTTCTTCAGAACCAGAAACAGGTTCAAATACTAGCGCTTCAATATGTTCTTCATCAGCCATAATTAATATCCAAAGGTTGCATCAGCGGGTTGCCATCGTTGATTTGGTGGTCCACCAGAAAAATCAAAAACGGAACGTGATTTTGGACGCGTCATAATACCGTATCGTAACGCATCATATAAGTGGTCTTCTACTTTAGTGTTGACATCTTCTGGATTAGTTTTATCCATCGGCAGCGTTGGCAACTGGGCAATTAGGTTAGTACAGTTGCTCATTATTTCAATGCCGGCTCTGCCACTTTCTTCGTCAACTTGTAGGCGCCGGTGTAGTTCGTTCTTACCTGCTACACGACTACCCCTGCTTCTGTCAGATGGGCGCCACCTACACCCTTCAACAATCATTTGTTCTGCAAGGGACGGTCCTGTGTCTCCGCGCTTATGCCAAAGTGATGAATCAAGTACGCCGTAATGTATTGATTCTCCGTCCTCAGCTTCTAGAACCATATGTGCCAGTTCTTTAGCTGGTACCTTGCTTACATATAGTTCCCTGTAAACAATAAGTGTTTCATTGGTAGGGTCTACAGTAAACCAAAGAACTCCTGATGCAGAAGCATAACCATAGTCACACGCTCTAAACTTACGCCACGAGTTCGGTATTTCAAACGGGTCAATAACATGCACCCGCCTGTCAAATTCAGAAAACGCCGCACCTTCGGCAATATCCCAAGAACCCTCTAGTAATTGCTTACGCTGTACTTCTGGCAGTGAGAGCAACATGGCTTCATAATCACCTGCTTCGTACAGATATGGGTTATCCAGCAATTTAGCTGGCACAAAACGCCTGCTGAAAAGAGGCTGACCTGCTTTAGAATGCCTACTTGGGTATGTGAGGGTTTCACCGGTGGTGATATCCGTCGCCCAAAAGGGTCTTCCAGGGGTGGACGGGTCGATGAACATTTTCTTAACCCAAACATGCCCAGGTCCGCCAGGGTTCGTTGTCGCTCGCATGAAGACTGGGAGCGAAGGGTCTGCTGTTCTAAGACGCGAGCGTAAATAATCCCAAGCATAAGGTGTAGCATACTGTGTTAATTCATCTATACCAATATATGTAAACGCCTGACCTTGGTAACGAAGAACATCTTTATCTTGTTCTAAATAGGTCATCCATATTCTGGCACCGGATGGAAAAACCCACTGGCTTTTCTTTTCCATCCACTTTGCACCCGGATAAGCATTCGGGTACATCTCTTGACTTTTATGTATCAATTCACGCAATTCATCATTTGTTCTACGTAAAATTAGTGCATTAAAGTTTTTATTGTTGCAATAACGCAACGGGTCGATAATCAAAGCGTAAGACTTGCCGCCTCCGGCTGCGCCGCCATATAAGACTTCGCGCTCAGGTGCCGCAAGAAAATCCGTTTGTGGGCCAGGATTTGGCTCAAACAGGATTTTATCTTCGGTTTCTTCATTAACCTGCTCAAATCCAGAAGTACCCATAACTTGAATTTCGGGTTCTGGGTTCTCAAGGCGCTCAAGCTTCTGTATCTTCTTCTGCGCCATATTAAGTTGCATACGCGCAGAACGTTTTTGTTTAGCTAGGCGAGCCTGTTCTTTTTCCTCTTTAGTTTGAGGTGTTGATGTTGCCTTCGTTTTGGGCCTTGGCGGTACGGCGTTTTTGTTCAGCATACTTCCGTCTGTCTGATTTGTCTGTCTTTACACGTTTCCACAGACCCATAGGGGTTATAGAGCGCCCTGTGTACTCTGTAAGCCATCTTGCTACTTCTGGGTAGGAGGATGCCTTCAAGTAGTCTAGACCCTGCTCCAGCGCCTCTAATTGCTCATTAATGGGCTCTAGAAGCTGTGGGTCGTGTTCTGACCTTTTGTATCCCCATGGTACTCTGGGGCCATTAGTTCTTTCGTATCGTTCAGTTGGGTTCAATTTCTGGGCTAGTGTCATCATCTTTTGCCGGTAAAATAAATACCCCAATTGGTTTATCTGAAGAAACGTTTAATTTTTCTACTTTAGAAAGGCCAACTCTATCCAACACTTGTTGAGAAGCGGCTAGTCTTTCTCTATTTCCTACGGCTGAGGGGTCATCAATAACGCCAACCATTGATAAAACGGCTTTAGGCGCATTAGCAGCCATCTCTAATTCAGCACGTTCTATGATTTCAGAACGTAATGACTGTATTATAGCATACGGATTAGTACTTGTCGAGTACCCAGCTAAACGCATAGCTTTAGCATAACTACCCTTAGCTTCGCCAAATAGGGCATCTAGGAAGTTATTTTGTAATTCTGTAAGTTGTTTAGGCACGGGGATTCACCTTTTTTCCTGATTTAGTACGCGCAAAAGAACGGTTTGCGCTGCGGGATTTTACTGCTAGTCTTTTATTATTCATGGGGTTGCCGGTAGTATGATGTACGTCTTTTCCATCACCTTTAGTGACCTTGCCCTTTTTAGCCATAATTGCTCTAGCCGCATTACGAGATGCCCGTCTTTTCTTTTGTTTTGGCTTTGCATGATACTTATCATACTCCGCTCTGTAATTACGTTTGGTCATCCGATACCCTCTGTTATGTTATTTAGGTAAGATAGCAATTGCTAAAAATAAAAGACCTACAGCGGCACCCATCACGGCACCAACTAAAGCAGTCGTCTTTACATTTTCCATCATTTCGTCATGTGCTCGTTGGGCTTCTCGTCTGGCTTTAGCCGCTGCTTCCCTAGCTTCTTGTATCCGCTTCTGCCTTTCAACTAATATACCTTTCCACGTACCATGTCCAAATCGCATGTCTACCATTGTGGCTACTTCTTGTAATTTTTCCGCTGCTATCTTGGCATCAATAACATCACGTGCTACATTGTTTACACCAAACTGGTCTGTTATTCCTACACCAGCCTTTTTTGCACGTTCTTGTTGTACTTGTTTTTCACCAGCAAATAAATTATCTATGTGCCCAGCGATATCACTTATATCATTAGCAGTACCGATTGCAGATTTAATGCCGTCTACAGCACTTTTTACCAATGCTATTCCTGCTAGAGTTTCGGCAATCATAGTTAGAGGTTCCTATTTGGGTTGGGGTTTACATACTGCAGCTATCTTTAGTCGTCTACCGTCCCCCGCTGGAACAGACTGTTGTTGAGACAATCTTTTAGCAAAGTATAGGCATCTATCCATATCTTTAAATTTTTGTGTGCTATCTATTAAATTTGCACCTAAGTACACGTATAGTACAAATACAATCATTTGCCGCTATCTATTAGGGTCGTAAAATTCTTCACAGGCTACAGTTATAACCAGTTTGCTTGCTGTATCCGCTGTACATTTAAGAATATCGCCAGCATGAAGATACAATGGTCTATCTACCGTGAATACAGATTCGTATGCACCACCGGCAATACTATGGGATGATAACAAATCATATTCAGTATTATCGTCTGCATGAAAAAAATGTAGGCTCAAAGCTACGTTACCAGTATGGTTGTTACTTACAAAAAAATTCTCTAAATGTGAGGAAAAGTTTGCAGGTACCGTATATACATTAGTTTTATTTAAGGTAGTTAATGAAACAACCTCAGTACGAAACTTTGAGCCGTTAGATAATACAGGCATTATTTATCCCAATCTAATACGTCACGATGACGTTTCCAGAACCAATTACCTATGTTCATAAAAGGCCTACCTCCGTATAAAAAACACAGAGCTAGATATTTAATAATCGTCCTTTTGATTACAGCTTTGTTAATCATTTCTTTTTTGCCATCCCACCACGCATCATTTTCTTAGCTACACCGCCGCGCATCATTTTCTTAGCTACACCGCCGCGCATCATTTTCTTAGCTGCCATTTTGGCCATGCCACCGCCGCGCATCTTTTTAGTTGCGACACCGCCGCGCATCTTCTTTGATGCCATTTTAGTTTTGCCCTTCATTGCGTAATTTCCTTCTCTCTATTACTAATGATTCATACACATCCTCTGGGAAGTGTTGATAATACCCAGATTTTTCCAGACTCAATGCTGCATCATCTAAGGTGGATAGCCTTTGTACAAATACCATGCAGTAGATAAGGCTATTGTCTACTACACCATCCTCAAGTAAGAAATTCAAACCGGCCTTTTCAGCGTCATAATCAGGATGGAACACCATTAGGTGCATATCTTTGCCTGCAATAGATAGGGCTTCGTTTACGCCATCGCACCACCCATCTAAATAGTGCATATCCGGTAAGTACTCGCTAGCCCATACAACTATATCGTAGTCATGCTGGTCAAAGTCGGCAACTTCTTTAGCCAGTCCTTCGACTCCAGTATTTACGCTGAATACAACTTTATCATCCAACCACGCCTGTTTTGCGTAGGGGCACGGTGGTAATCCATTAAGTTTCTCATTAGGTATTTCAAGAAATTCATGTGACCACTTTCGTATATCCGCTTCTACTCTGTGCATTAACCCTGCTTTATTTTATTGTATGCTTCTGGACTTGCGGCTTTTAAGGCTTTTAGGCCAGGATTATCTTGAACCATGCCACCTGCAGCATACATATGTACTTTTCCACCTGAAGTACCTCCCGGAACCATGGCAGCCTTATTGTTAGATTTCTTCATCTTGGTAACTCCCTTTTTATTCTTTAGGTCGCGTTCAGCTCTGCCGCTTTTAATATATTCGGCTAAAGACATAGTATCTGAAGCTTTACCATCAAAGAAATTTTCTTTTATCTGCTGTTCTTTTGTTTTAGCCATTTTTATTTCCCCTTACCCACAGTTGGTAACTCCATAATATGCGGTGTTTTAATTTTAGTTCCACCGCTTCTTTTAGAGGTTGTTTTCATACCCTGTGATTCTAAGTATTCTTGGAACGTTTTTCCTTGCAACATTTTTGGTAACTTAGCACCTGCCGCTTCAGCACGTTTAGCATACTTAAAAAGAGTAGAATCAATGGCCGCGTTTCCTGTAATTTTAGGTTTTACATATTTTTCATAATATTCTTTATGGTAGCGAGCGGGAGCAGACGCAGGATAGGGTTTAGGCAACCCTTCTGGTTGTTTCTCAGGTTCTTTTTCTCGCTTAGTAGAAATTACGGACATATCTACTGATTGGTACCCAGTATTTTTGTTAGCCATTTGAAAATTTACCCTCTTCCATAGCTTTAGATAATTTAATCGCACGTGTGCCAACTTGTGTAGCCCAACGTGAATCCAGCATTTCTACGGCTGCCGTATTGTAATCACCGTCATAAATAGCCGCCCACATCTTTTTGAATTTACAAAGACGGGGCACACCCATGTTAAAAGCCATATCCATTACGACTAACTGGCGTACAGCATCTAAATCTTCTACACAGCTGTGTGCTCGGCACAGCTCTTCTTCAACAATCTCAATATCATTGGTGGCTAAATAAACTGCATCGGCCTCAGTTATGCCGTATTCATATACGTGGTCTATGCTAGGGATATCTAAAGCATCCAGTTCTGCTTGTGTGATACCACGGTCTTCTAGGTTTCTGCCGATTCCAATGGTATCAATTCCCAAGGAATCCTTATATACGTTTAGGACAATACCTTCATGCTTTATCAGCTTTTCGATGTAATGCCCTCTATCGTATTTCATGTCTTTTACCCCAGTTAATAATTTCGTCTATAGTACGCCCACAGCCTATGCACTTAATTTTATCTTTATCCAGTACGCAAATTCCTACGCAAGGACTTTTACTTTTTTGCTGGGGTACGGCTTTCAACTACGCTATCCCCCTTATGTTCGTGACCCATCCAGATACCGAACACGCCAGTCATCACACCCATTACTACTGATACAAAAGCTGACTGCGCTGCTGTAGGGTCAGGCAAACCCATGAACCATTCAGCACACCGCCAAGACATAACTGTACTAGCCAACATCATAAAGCGTGGAAGTATCTTCCATTTTAGAAAGGCTTCTACAGTCATTATTTACACAAATCCTCATACTTAGTAGTATGCTGTCTATGCTTTGCCATGTCACCTACGTAATCGGGTGATACGATTGAATTAAGAAATTTATCTAAAAGTTTTTTTATCAATTTCATTATTTTTTACCGAAGAACTTTGTTGCCGAGCGGACTCCAAAGCTTGCAGCAACAATAACGCCCAAGCTGTACTGGTACCATTCAGGCATTTGCTCCAATTGTTGAAATCCATTTGCAACTATTTCTTCCATTCCAGGCACGAAGGCCATAACTAGGGGTATACTAAATAAAACTGTAAGCCATTCGTCTTTCCAAGAATTAGATGACCCTTTGGCCATTTCCAAATCCCAGTCAATTTCACCGGTAGCTTTCTTCTGCATAACGATAGCTTCTGCCTGAGCTTTAGCTACCTTAGTTTGTGCTTTGGCTTTGGTTTGTTCAACCTGTCCTGACATCCATGTGCCAGCAATCTCTGCAATCGGTCCGATTAGTAAGTTTAACACTTCCACCTCTTTCGTGCTTGACGCAAACGACTATTCGGGTCTTTTGCAGCTTTAGGAAACTTCTTCATTTGTCCAGCAGACCGAGCACAAAACGATTTACGCCGTTTTGCATCCTTACTGCCCTTTTTAACTTTGCCTGTTACGGCTGTTTGTAGTTTACTGCCTGGATTAGCGCGTCTATGCGCAGCCACACCCTTAGCAGTCATGCCAGCACCCGACTTAGTTGGGCGGTAGTTCGCACCCTTACCTTTGGTAGTCTTACGTATAGGTACATCCTTTTTACGTGGTGGCACGAGATTTCTTCCTTTTTGTGGTGCTACGCTTCCTGCCGGAGGCAGTCACAGACCATTTTACCTTTGCTGGTCCAGTTTTCTTTGCCGCTTCCTTCTTAGTGATGCGGCTGGCTACCTTGGCGGGTCTACAAGCTGGATAAGGACGCTTTTTCTTTTCAGAACCGGAACGCCCGCATTTTTTGCCTGTTTTTACGTCCCGCCAGTCCTCTTTAAACCATTTTGTCAGTCCACCCTTTGGTTTAGCCATTACTTATAGGTTCCACCGCGCTTCTTGTACGTCTTTACAAGCCATGCGTTAGCATAAGCTGATGGGTACACCTTAAATTTCTTTTTTGCTTCGGCCTTGACACGTGAGTACAAAGCTTTATTCTTTGGGGTTGCAGCCATTAGGTATTTACTCCAGGCTTTTTAATTGGGTTATGCACGCATTTCCATTTTATATCAGAATCAGGCGGAATAACGGGTATCATGCTGTACACCATTTCATCTACACGCTCTTTACACACAGAACGGGCTTCATATGGTCCTCTAACGTCCCTTAGCTCCAGACAACCATCTGTAAAAGCAGCGGAACAAATCATTATAAATGCTGTAAACATTAACCTAGCCTTTTCTAAGGGTTGTAAAAAAGATGGACGGAACCCAACGTTGTCAAGACTCCGCCCATATGGTGCCTTAGAGTGGCTATAGCGAACCCCGCAGGAATAAGTACAGCATCAGGTCTTTAAACAGTAAATTAATCTCAGCAACCAACGCTTTTTAACATCCTCAACACTGGATAAATTTACAAGTATTCATATTGTACCATAAATACCTCTATTTGTGAAGATATTATTATTGACTTTCTTAACGTTACCAGTACATGCTTTAGATATTAGAACATTTTTCTATTTTTTAGGCATATGTGAAAAAGTTATGCGCATTGTATTTTTTAGGGGTTGACAGGGGGGTCTAAAAAGTCTATAGTTTGTCTTCCTTTTTCTTTTTTCCCCTTTTTTCTTTTTAAGAAACAACCTAAGATTAGCAAAATATGAAAAGAAATAAAAAAAAGTACTATGATTTTTCTAGATTCAAAATAAGTAGACATAAAAAATACAAATCTCCAATATATAGCTTTGACTATGTGGAGGTAGAAAAAAATGATAAAGAAGATTACAACAATTCAAGTGATAAATCCAGTAGTAAAAGAAGCTTGGAAAAAGAAATATACGATAATACCAAACAAAAAGAAAAAACTACCGAAAAAATACAAATATCAACCGGAAGATTAAGAAAATTACGAAATCCATTCAGCTAGTTTAAGGCGTAAAACCCTTGCTAGCTTTTATTTTGCCTAAAAACTGACATAGAGGGTCTACTTGGTGCACCCGCCGCCACTGGTATATGAATTGAAATACCCAATTTTGTGTCGTACCCATGTACATGTAACTGGTAAGGGGGGCGTGGCCCATGCGTACCCGTCTGACGCAGATTTTTGCATGGCTGAACCCGTTGATTTCATTGGGTTTTTTGGGATTGTAATTTTATTACTCTGCAGCGAAACAATATTGCGCCTGGACCAGCGCCTGTGTAATAATCTTAGGCTATCCGCTTGTGCGCGTAATTATCTTTCGTGCGGCCAACTATAACGTGATGCAAAAAAGATGCAGGCATAGCGTTTTTGTGTACCAAATAACATCACCCAAATGCCACCTAGGGCTTGACACGCGGGCAACGCGTGATAGTGAGCGATAGCGAACATATGAT